ACATCCAAAACGAACGCATCAAGAACACGACCGCTATTGGCATCAATCCTTACTCTTGCGAGTGGCACCAAATTGTCATGAAATTGAGAGAGGTTGACAGCAAAGTCAATGACGGAGACTACGAGAAGTTCGATACAACTCAACCACCTGCCTTTATCGATGGATTTTTCCAAGTCGCTCGAAAATGGTATGATCTTTACTCCATCCGAACACCACCAACAATTCGAACCTTTGACGACTTTTCGACCAAACGAGAATCTTCTTACGCACACGAAGACATGTGTCGAGAAGCCATTGGACGCCAGGTCACCTTTGCCATCCATCTGTGCAGAGACGAGACTTACCGCGTTGCAGGAAAGAACCCAAGTGGTGTTTTCGGAACCACACAGATCAACTCAGGATCTAACCTCCAAGCATTTCAATATTCTTGGGACAAGATCTACCCACAACATGCTGGACCAGTCCATTTCCATCGAAACGTTCGCATGGTCACCAACGGAGATGACGTCATCTTTTCCGTGAGGAGAGAATTTTCGGATTTTACCATCGCCAACATCGCCACACAAATGGCAAAGATCAACATGATCATCACGCCTGCCTTGAAAGAAGGAGGCCTTGTTGAAGCCCGACCAGTCGAACAAGTCACATTTCTTAAACGTGGCTTCAAACTCATGAACGGATTTTACAGAGCGCCACTCGACATCGAGGTTTGCAAAGATATGACCCAATACACCAAGAAATCTGCTGACAACATGGCCGCAACCATCGAAAACATCAAAATTTCAGCCATGGAATTGGGCGTCACCGAACCAACCGGAGAAACACGCAAGTTGCTCTCCGACGCACTCACCAGACTCGGAAGACACATACCTCTTCCAACTTCCGCGGAAGTCCTTCGGGATCACGCAAAATTTTTCTAATGTGAACTTGAAAGCTGTCTTTTATTCTTTTCCTTCATCTTTTACTGCTATTAGAAATCTTACACAAAACACAGAAAAACCACACCGAGGACCTTCGGCGCGAACCCTCGGCAAATGAGCGCCCTCAATTGGAACAAAATATCAACAGGCACAGTCGTAGGACCCGCTATGCCTTCAACCGCAACTTCAGTTACAGCAGCTGCTGGAACTGGGGTAGGTCCATCAACAACAGAACCCAACACATCCGTCGAACGAACAGTCGAATTGACTTCTTTTATCGACAATCAAGAAACGATCGCTGACCAACGCCCAAATGCCGTTCCTACTATGGGAATGGATAGACTACGACAACATCACACAGAAGGCACAGACATTCGAAAGGTAGCAGCTAGACCAGTGTTCATCCAAAACATCACTTGGCCAGGAACAGCAACCTACGGAACAGTACTCTCCTATATAGAACTACCACTTGGAATCTTGAATTCATCAGCCATTAAGTTGCAAAAGATGCAGAGATACCAGTTTTTCTCCGGAGACATTGTCATCCGTGCTCAAGCATCTGCCATGGCTTTTCAAGCAGGCAGAGTTTGGGTTTCTTTCGAAGCAGCACGCAACGAACGTGGAGCAAGAAGAACCAATACGAGTATTCAATCAGTTACATCACTAGACGGTATTGAATTCGATCCGACAGTACCAAATCCTGTCGAGTTTAGGGTCAAATATTTCGCCCCTGTATCCGAATGGGACCGCATAGGTACCTTTGGACTAGGAACAGTTTTATTTTCAGTCCTTTCACCACTTAATTCTTCATCTACAGCAACTTCAGTATCATTTTCTATCCAAGCATGGTTTGAGAATTTGACTTTTGGCGTACCTACGTCAGACCCTTTCATCCTCACTGGACCACCAACACGGAATATGGAACGAGTTTTCAGACAATCTCATCAAGAGAAAAAGCAAGCAACACGCGAACATGCTGTATCAGATGCCCTCGATACGGTATCAGAAATAGCAGGAGCTATTGGGACTTTCCCTTTGCTATCTGCTATTGCTCAACCAGTGTCATGGGCCACAAGCGTAGCAGCTCGTGCAGCTCGTATGTTCGGCTTTTCAAAACCAGACTCACCAAACGCGCCAACGCGAATGGAAATTTTTCCTCAATCGACAGCACATTTCATGGACGGAGCATCAGACGCCATACCACTGGCAGCAACATCAAATTTCGAAATGGCTTCAGGACCAGTTTTCGGAACAGAATACGACGAGATGGACATAGCCTATGTCTGCGCACGCATGCCAATTGTTGGAGCATACAATTGGGACACTACAGCATCCATCGGACAACCAATTGCGTTTTTCCCAGTTATGCCAGGCGTTTGCCCAAAAGTATCTGGAGCACAAAACGTATC